CGGCGCGGACATCGCGCAGAAGACCGAGGCGACATCCTGCACGCACGACGAGTTGGGCATGTACGACTGCCCCGTTGACGCGACGGACACCGGCACGCTCGGGCGGCTGGATCTGGTGGTGGCCGAAACCGGCGCGCTGGTCGTGCGGCACACCTTCATGGTCGTGCCGGCCAACGTGTGGGACAGCTTGTTCGGAGCGGACGCGCTGCAAGTCGACGTGGCCCAGTGGCTCGGGACGGCGGCGGCGACGCCTACCGTGGCGGGCGTGCCCGAGGTGGATCTGACCCACGTCGCGGGAGCCACGACGAACGTCGCGGCGCTGGCGACAAATGTTGACGCGATCCTCACGGACACCGGCACGACGTTGGACGGGCGGATTCCCGCGGCCTTGGTCGGCGGGCGGATCGACGCCAACCTCGGGGCCATCAGTGGCTCCACGAACGGCGTGGCGGCGCTCCAGCGGTCGGCCGACTCCATCGTGCGCTGCACGGTGGGCGCGGCGTCGACCACGACCAATATTGTCACGTCGGCGTGCTCGCCTTCCGGAGCGGTCGCCGATCAATTCAAGGGGCGCATTGTGATCTTCGATGCCAACACGACGACGGCGGCGTTGCGCGGCCAAGCGACGGACATCACGGCAAGTACGAACGCGGCGACGCCAGAACTAACAGTCACAGCCTTGACAACCGCCCCTGCGAGCGGCGATACCTTCGTGATCGTCTGATGCCGACGACAAGGCTCTGGCCCTACGGCGGTCCTGGTGAACCCTACGGGAGCTTCGCAGGGAAGACTGTGCCGCCGACGCATCCGGTAGGGAAGATCACGAGGCTTTGGCTCTATGGAGGACCAGGGCACATTCGAGGGAGTTTCGCGGGGAAGACAACGGAGATCGATTTCCTAATCGAATCCAGACGAAGGAGGAGGTGAGTGGATGAGACCGTACAAGAAGATCGCATTCGGAACTGGTAAGGCGCGAGCGGGAACTGTTGGGAGTTTGCTGAGTCTCAATACAACTCAGACGGGAAACACGGATGGAACAGCGGAGGCTGTTCACACTCACACTCTCAAGGCTGGAGCTCTTTACAAGAACGGTCAGGGAGTAGAAGTCGTGGCGTGGGGGACGTTCGCAGCAGATGCTGATGCCGGAACTCTTAATGTTCGGTTTGGTGGGCTGACTGGTACTGTCATCGCTACCATCGCGAAGACGAACGATGGCAACTGGCTGGCTCGAGCCCTGGTCTTTCGCACCGCTGCCTCAGTACAGAAATCGGTGGGTGAGGGGCATAACGATAATGCGTCCCCCTCCACGATTACGATCGCAGCGCCCACCGAGGATGAGACCGCAGACATCAGTATCGTAGTGGAGGTTGATGCTACAGATGCTGACGACATTGTAGTTGAGGGCTCTTACGTGCGTGGGCTCGAAAACCCGTCCTAACAGCGTTCACACGCTGAACACCAAGAGGGAGGCTAGCGAGAGATGAGAAAGCGATGGATGATCGCAACTGCACTGATCGCGATGTTGGTAACGGCCACGTTCGTCGTGGCTCAGTCGCCAACTCAGGAATGGCTCGGAAATTTCCTGTTCAGGGTGAGCAACCCAACGCTAGCCTGGACGGGCAAGCTCACGATGCAGAACAAGGCTGGCACGTCGAACTACCTCACCGTGGGTACTCAGACGGCGCCGACCTGCGATGCCAACGTGGCTACGCACACAGGAGACTGCGTCGTCACAGGCACGGATAGCTTCATGCACGTCGTGCTCAACTCGGGCATCAGAAGTCCTGCGGCGGGGGGGGCCAAAGATACTTTGACCTTTACCTTCAATACCGCCTACGCGAGTGCTCCGGCTTGCATCGCTGCGTGGGAGGGGACGAACACCTACGGCTACTATGTCCAAACTGTCGCGACCACAACGACAACTGTAGCTGTCAGTGTTGGGGCCGAGGGTAGTCCAACCAAAGCTCCTTCGTTCGGAGTCGGTGACAAGCTCAGCATCATCTGTGGCGGCGTCAGCTAGATGAGACTTGCCGTGCTCGTACTCGTTACGGCCCTGATAGCCATCGGCGGATGGCTTCATGGTGCTGCGAATGGGTATGAGCACGGCAAGATCGACGCTTTTCGTTCTCTGCGAACATATGGTATTGTGGTCATGAAACCTGACGGTAGTTGTCGTTTGTATGATAAACCTGGTGAAGAAGTCAAACTCTCTAATGTGGCTTCTTATACAAATACAGTGTTCTTGGTGATTCTACGATGATGTGGAGCGTCGGTTTGTTCGTAGGTTCTACTACATTGTCGACACTTATGTCCGACTACACTTATCAGTCTTTTCTTCGCTCTGGTTATACTCCTTTCATCATTGCCGGAGCTCTTCTTATCGTGAAACTCAAGTTGTGGCGATTTCTGACCCCCGCCGTAACTATTACCATCATAGCTCTTTTTGTTGACACTATTTGGCAGTATGCTACGAACGTTGACTTTGTGGGAATTAAAGCCCTTCCTGATGGTCGGGTCTCTGGCTTCATGCCCCATCCAAACGATATGGCTATAGTTCCCCTACTCATGGCGTTTTCGCTGATGTGGACATGGCCTCTCGGACTGGCACTAGTTCTACTTAGTAAGAGTAGAAACGCCCTTCTAGGTCTTCTTATCGTTGTCTTGGGGGTGGGGCGATTTCGTCCTTTGACAATCGCTTTAGTTGTTGTGAGCATCAGTTTACTAATGTTTGTAGGGCATCCTAGCGGCTTAACTGGTGGAACCGAGCGTTTGAGTCATTGGCTTGTAGCCTCTGACATGTTTGCTAAGGCCCCCATTGTAGGTGTGGGACCACATACTTTCGTAGATAAGTACCTCGCATTCTATCGAACTTACGAAGGTAAAGTTCCTGGTGGGCGAGACCCTGAGATTGGCTTCATTCCTTGGGCTCACTCTTTATACTTTGAAGTATTTGCTGAGCGAGGTATTGTAGGTTTCTTAGCTCTCACCATTATCATCGTGATGGCTTGGCTGCGTAGCTCACGAAATGTTCGAGTAGCTATGTTTGCATTCTTGATGATGGGAGTTTTTGATTTAACATTTCTCAAGCCTTGGGTCACAGGAGCTTTCTGGAGCCTTGTCAGCTTGAGTTTTAAAGATGTATGAATTCGTCGCAGTGCTCGCAGTTTTTACAATACTAGTGATCGTTGGATCGTTGTTTAGAAAACGATAGAGGAGATCGCATGGACGACCAAGAGTTTGGTGAGATGCGGTCAGATGTTAAAGCGTTACTTCGGAATTTTGAACACCACGACAGTGAGGAGATTCGTTGGCGTGAGAATCTAGATCAGCGTCTTAATAAATATGCAGAACGTCTCTCTATATTAGAACGGTGGAAAGAGGGAGTTGGTGGTGCGATTCTTGGTGGCAAAACTGTTTTACTTGTTGTATGGTCGTTAGCCGTAGCTACGTTAACGATCATAGGTAGTTGGTGGACATTGTTTAACAAATAATGGCAACTTTACGCTCGGCCATAGAAGCTGACATCGCCACTTACATGAATCGTACTGACCAGTCTACTATCATCTCTACGTGGTTTGTGATTGCTCACAAAGCGATTCAACGACGTAAAAATTGGCTCGCTATGGAGAAGACTGACAACATCGCCCTTGTGGCTTCTACAAATAGCTACGCCATAGCGACACCCATCACCGATTTTAAATCTCCCAAGACTTTGTATCTCTATGATACCTCTACGAATAAGCCGACTCGTTTTTACGAAAAGAAGGACATTGCTGAACTTCGCTGGCGTCGTTGGGTCTCCGATCCTGACCTCGTAGCAGCTGATGTTCTAGAAGCTCCCGACGCATATCTCTATGCGATTTGGGCGGGCAACGTTGAGATATGGCCTACTCTCGATGCAACAGCCATCCTTAACAAGGAGCTTCGTTTCGACTACTATGCTTACTTAGACCCCCCCGCGTCGAATGCGAGTGATTTCTTTACAAATAATGCTCGTGATTATCTTATGTACAGGGCTTTGATGGAGTATCCTGGGTTTGCTGAGGGACAGGAAAAACGCTTAAAGCTGTGGGAATCTTTCATGGCTCGTGCATGGGCCGAGCTTGTCTCTGATGAGACGGGGAATCAACTTGAAGGTGACGATCTCGTCATGAGAGGATAAGATGGCTATCGATCTCACGACAATGGATGAAACAAAACCTGACGGAGCAACTGAGCAAGTTGCTGCCTTAGATAACTATCTACGAGAAGTTCGAGACAATCTCAAAGACTGGGCTGACGTTGAGCATGGGCTAACTGGTGGTCGTCACAAGTTTGCTATTGGAAATACAGCTTCTCGTCCAGCAACAGGTCTTGAGACTGGTACTATCTATATCAATACTCAAGTTGGAACTATTGAGTACTATGATGGAGCTGCATGGCAGCAAGCTGTCGGCGTCATCGATGCTATTCTACAGACTCTGATTGATGCTAAGGGTGATCTTATTGCTGGGAGTGCTGATGATACGGCAGTTCGAGTAGCTGTTGGATCGAATGGGCAAGTTCTTACGGCAGACTCTGGTCAAGCTAGTGGTCTTGCATGGTCGTCTGTGACTCAGCGTGGTTATCTTTATGGGATGGGCCTTACTAACAATGGAGCTGACGCTACCAATGATATAGATATTGCCGCAGGCGAGTGTGCATCTGATGACGCTGCGGCTACTGATCGTATTTTGCTGAACCCGGGAGCTATGACTAAACAACTCGATGTTGTTTGGGCTGCTGGGTCGGCGGCGGGTGGTAGAATTTCTACTGAGGGTCTTGCTGATGGTACGTGGCACGTCTATGCGTTTAGACGAACCGGTGGTACAGATGATCTTTGTTTTTCTCAATCTCTAACTCCAACCCTTCCAGATTCTGGAACTAAGAAGCGTCGCATTGGTAGTATCGTGCGAGCTTCTGCTGCGATCATCGCTTTTATTCAAGATGGTGATTTCTTTCAACACTCCACGCCTCTCCTTGACTATAATGTTACTAATCCAGGAACTGCTGCTGTTACTGTGACCCTTACTGTTCCTACTGGTATCAACGTCTTAGCCTTGGTGAATGCTACAGCATCAGATGATATAGCTGGAGGTACTCAGACTAACATATATCTCAGTGATCTAGCTACAACTGACTTAGCTCCATCCATAACTGCTGCACCTTTAGCGTCAGCTCCGAACAATGCCGCTACGACAAGAATTCCCATAGGCCCTCTACTTGTTCGCACAAACACATCTGGACAGATTCGAGCTCGTTTGTCTGCATCGAACGCGAACGTGGACGCACTTGTTGTGATTCTTGGGTGGTTTGATAGAAGAAATAGATATTAAATGATCACAAAGCCTCGTATACCTTTTGCTCCGGTGGGGGTTGATCATCGCGTCGAACTTTGGATGGAGTCTGTTCGTACTGAGCTTGTAGCTTTTGCTGATACAATTGAAAACTCTGTTGTGGATCGTAAACTTGTTGGAGATGTTGTTGTTCAATCTGTAGTGGCGGGGTTCACGGTCGATCCCTTAGCCCCAGTAATTCGTCTAACCGCGACTACTCCAGTGTCATCCGACACTACCACTGCCATTAAGGCTGGACATACTTCTCGATCGCAACCTCTAACTATCATAAATATCGGTGCGAGCGACATTACTATCAAAAACAATGCTTCTGTGAAACTACGGGGAGCGGCAGACAAAGTCTTAGAGACTGATGACGCTTTGATGTTAATGTGGGATGGAGCTACATGGCGTCAAGTCTCTTATGAGTCAGATAACTAATGCTCTATAAAACGATAGCGCCCGCCGATCTTGGTGTTAAAACAGATGTGTCTCCACATCTGATCGATGCTCGTGCATGGATCACCATGGCAGGCATGAGAGCCCTTGGCGGCGAAGTTGTTAACTTCCCTGGGTGGACGTCGATATTTGCTGGTGGTACTGATGTTGGTGGAGCTGTGACTCTTATTGCTAGTATCGAGAAATTCAATAATTCTCAGTTTCTTGTTGTAGGAGGACCTTCCAAAATCTATCGTTACAACGCCGTTGCAAAGACTCTTACCGACATTAGCGGGGCTGTTACATTTGTTACGACTTTGGACGAGCCTTGGTGGCCATTCATGTTTAACGACAATTTGTATGTTACAAATAAGAACGATGGTTTGTATAAATATACAGGATCAGGTAATGTTAGTCTTGTCTCTGGTGCGGCGGGTGCTAGAGCAGGAGCAGTTCTCAAAGACCACATCTGCCTATTTAACTTAACAGGAGGATTCGATCAGACTTTCTTGTGGGCAGCGGAGGGCTCAGACACCGCTTGGGCTGCACTTGCTACGAACGATGCCGGCGAATTTGATCTAAAAGATTCTCCTGGTCAAGGTGTAGCTTTGTATCGCCTCGGTAACGACCTTATTGCTTACAAGGATGATAGTATAACTCCCATAACCTTCATAGGTGGGAATGAGGTTTTTGGTCGTCGTCAAGCTGTTGATAAAATTGGTTTGCTGGGTCAGTTCGCTCTTGCGAATCTTGGTAGATACCACATTGGTATGTCTGATCGTGAATTCTTCAAGTATGATGGTGGTACGCTTGCTGATACTGACATAGGTGAGCCAATTCGCAATACTGTTTACGATGCGATGAGTCAAAAGTACCGTAACAGATGTAGGGCGATGTGGTTTCGCGACACCCAAGAGATTCTCTTTATGTATCCAGCATCCGGGTCTGTTGGTGAGCTCACGCATTTTGTCATTTATAATTATGGCGATAATGTGTGGTATGGCCCTACACCTATAACCCAAGGAACTTATGTAGGAGCAACACGACGATCTCTTAGTATGGTGATCGATGAAGTCACTGACATTATCGACACGGTCACTGATTTCATTGACTCTGATGTATTCATTGTGGGAAATCCCATGCAACTATTTGGCGACTTAAGTGGAGTTGTTCATGACATTGGTGTAGGTCAAAGTGCTAATGGTACTGCTATCACGAGAACTCTAGAGAGCGGAGATCATTTCCTTGGAGAGGGTGCTGTAGACGAAGCCGGAAACCCTGTAGTAGTGCCACTAAGCTCAGTCTTTTCTGTTAATGCTGTTGTCATTGAAACAAAGGACGTAGCAAACGATGAGATTAGCTTCTATATTGGTTCACATATGGAGCTTAATGATGCAGTTACGTATAGTGTTGCTTATACGATAAAGGCCCATTCTAGTGGTGTTATCAGGATACCGGTTCGTGGTGCTGGAACATTAGGACGATGGATACGCGTGAAATTCTCGATTCCTAGTTCACGTCAATTTGGACTCTACGGACTTCAATATGAATTCTCGCCAGTAGGGAGACGATAATGGGTGGAGGCGGAGGCGAGCGAACTGTAGTCCAAGGAACTCAGCAAGCTCCTCAAATCGCTCCAGAGGCTAAGAAGGGATTTGAGCAAGCTCAGACATACTATCAGGGAGTCCTTGCAGAGCCTCCTATCTTCTCTGGTCAGCGTCTAGCTCCCGTTACAGGGACTCAACAACAAGCGTTGGAAGCCTCCAAAGCCACTTTTGGTGATACGACAACTTCTGGTGCGGCATCGTCACAACTTCAAAGAACACTAGAAGGTGGGTATCTTTATGGCCCCGAAGCTCAAGCTGCAATTGACAGTCTCGCTGCTCCTATCTTTTCTCGTTATTTTAGTGAAATTGCCCCTGGTGTTCGTGATAGAGCACAGTTTGCAGGTCAAGGGATTACAGGCTCCCGCCGTGGTATTGCTGAGGAACAGGCTCTTGAGTCTCTTGGCACCGAGCTTGGAAGATCAGTGGTTGCTCCAATCTTCGCATCGGAACGTGCGAACCAAATGGCAGCGTTGGAGGCACTCCCTGAAGTCATTGGAAGTGATGTGATAAGACTTGGGCAACTCGCAGGAGCGGGAGCTCAGGAGCGTGCGTTCAGTCAGGAAGAGCTTGATCTAGCTCAACAGATATTTGAAGAGCCTATCTTCCGTCAGTCACAAGCAGCTCAGGCTCTTCTCGGAGCAGCACAATACGGACCTGGGGCTTCGGGTGGTACGACAAGAGCGACTCAGACTCTTAGCACGGGCCAAGAGATCGGTCAATGGGTTCAGATTCTTGGTACGATAGCGATGATCGGATCTATGTTTGCTAGTGATCGAAATCTGAAAACTGACTTTGAGAGAGTTAACCCCGACGAAGTTGCTATGATTATGCTCACCATGCCGGTGTCTCAGTGGCGTTATAAGATCGATCCTGTTGGGATTAAGAGGATTGGCCCAATGATTCAGGATATGCCGGAGTGGATGAAGTGGGATACTAAGACTCCTCATCTGCTTAGCTACATCGGAGCTCTTCTAGTTACTGTTCAGCAGATGAACAAAAGACTAGAGGTTCTTGAGAATGCCCTACAAGCAACTGGAAAGTAAAGACGATCTCGCACTGTACCTCGATGATTTAATCGAGGGGTGCAATAAGATGATTGCAAAGACTGGGGTACATGGGCAGACGTCCACCAGTCTTATCAGCATCATACTTAAATTCATTGATACAGGGGATTTGTTTCTTCTTGTAAAAGATGATGACGGCTTCGAAGGGTTCATGTTGGCGAATCTAATCAACGACGCAACTCCTTGGGTTGAGTTCCTAGCTTTGTGGACTAAACCCGGAGTTGGCGTAGCTCTTCGCGAAGAGGCTTTTGAATTTCTAAAGACCTGGGCTATCTCTAAGGGAGCTCATCGCATCGTTACTTACATCACACGAAGCCCTGATACGTTCTTCAAAATGTTCCATGAGCCACTTGGGTTTCATAAAATCGGTTATATCTTGGAGGTAAACCTCTGATGGCTGGAAATGTGTCACTCCTCAAAGACCCACAGGCCCCGATCTTTTCGTCGCCAAATGCTCCGGTGGGGGGTGGTGTTGCAATGCCATCTCGAATGGTGGCTCCCGCCGGAGGTGGTGGTGATAACATGGACATGCTAAAGATGCTTGAGATGATTCAAAGAATCAAACAGATGCGTGGTCAGCAGGGTGGTGGTGGAGGTGGAATGGGGGGAATGTTAAAAGGTGGTGGCGGAACTGGAGCTGCTGGAACTTCAGCTGGCTTAGCCGCTCGCCCAAGCATGTTTGGCGGAGCAGCAGGAACATAACATGGGAGAGACAATCGCTCCAGGTACGTATCGTGGTGGTTCTGGACTTCAGGACACAATCTCCACTATGCTTGGAATCCAGAAGATTAAAGCTGCGAAGGAGGCGACTGCTACTGATGAAGCTGTCAAGACAAGTCTTGCTCGAAAGCGTTTGGAGGAGGAGCGAAAAGGTCGTAAGGAGGAATCGAAAGGTATTTTTGCTAGGGAAGTCGAGGGGGCTTTTGGAGCTGCTCCATCCCCAGAGATCGAGCCTTATATAGCTCCCTCTCGTCAGCTTTATGAAAGTGAAGGTGCTGTTACGGCCCCACTGTTTACAAAACGAGACCCCGCTGAGGGTATTAACCTAATCAATCGTCCTGTTACTTTGTCTGACGTTCGTCCTTCCTTGAGAAGAGGGGCCGAGGAGTTTCGCCAAGAGGAGCTTGGGAAGGCTAAGCGTCTTCCTCCTAGTGCCGAGCCTGAGGCAGTTGGAGCTGAGATTAAGGCAAGAAAGATTCCAGCCGCTGCTGGTGCTGTCGCAGCGGAACAGTCTAAACTCCGCTCTGAGGGAGCCAAGGCTACTCAGGAAGAGACTAAAGCTAAGCTCGGTGCTCAAACCTTAGAGGCAGAGGTATCTGAGAAGAAGTCGACTGCTTCTATTAGAGCAATCGAAGCTGGGGCTGCTGAGGAAACTGCTGCTCTCAATCTTCGCGAAAAGCGTGCTAAGACATTGTCGGCTGAAGTCGATGCCACGTATGCTGAGATATTCAAACAAACTGAGCTGGAAATTAAAGAACGAGAGATAACTCTTAAAGACGCCGAGATTCGTAAAGAACCTCTGGACTACGAGAATGCTCGTCTTGATATTGAGACTAAGAAGCAAAATCTCGCTAAAGGTAAAATCGAAGCCCAGCGTGAGGCGCGCATAGCCGCGTTACGCTCACAATACGAAGGGGAGAGTGACCCAAAACGTCGAACCGAAATTCTCAAGCAGCTTGCAGTTGAGAATGGTCATGAAGCTACTCTCATTACAGAAGACGTGACCAGAGCTAATGCTTATGTAAGTGCTATTGAATCTGGTCAGAAAATGTTTTTGACAGCTCAAGCTGCGATTGCTAACAACGATATTGAGGGAACTAGTGCAGCCCTCGATTCATATAACAATACGATGATTCAAGCGGCGTTGCTTCGGGGTTCTAATACTGTCAGACTTCAAACTGTACAACCCGTTGAGGGTGTTGTCTATGGAGCTACGGTGACCCCGGGATCTGTCATTGTACCCACGGATGTTGCTGTCGCTTGGAAAGATGGAACTCTCGATCAAGCTATTACTGGTAAGATTCGCGGTATCGACCCTGGATGGGCGTTGGCACAAAAGATTAGAATTGAGCATGCTTATGGACAAGGAAACAAAGCGGTGTTCGAGAGCGCTATTAACTCGGCAACGGCTGATCCTGTAGTTAAACAAAGAGCGTTGCAGCTTTTGCAGGTTGCTGAGGGTAAACCTACCGAAAAGAAAAAAGAGAAGGCGCCAGAAACTAAGCCTAAGGTCGGTGTAAGTCGTGGGCTTCCTGGAATACTTCCCAGAGTTACGAAGGAAGTTAATGTACAACGACAACAGTTTGGTCAAAAGCCTCTTCCACTTGGTAAGCCAGAGCCTAAGCCTTACAAAACATATCAGCAGCGTGTACGTGGTGAATGATGGCTCTTGAAGACTATCTAGATGACAACCCATTTGTCGAAGCTCTCAAGCCGCCAGAGGTGGCTAAGTCAACGGGAGCCCGTCGTCTAGCTTCTCTAGCGGTAAAGGGAGCCTCGCTAGGACTTCTAGGGGCAAAGCACCCCGCCGAAGGTTTTGTTGAGCATGCAACCGAATTCGTCGGTTCGTTACCGACTATCGTTGGTGTCAGTGCCTTAGCCTCGCCAGCGGCTACGGCAGGGCTCAGGGCAGCAAGGCTACCAGTTACCCCAGCCTTAGCACGGCTCGCTGGCGCTGGGGCTACTGGAGGCGCTGTAGGCGCTGTAGAGGGGGCTGCTAGGGGTGAGAATCCTCTTACATCCGCTGCAACTTCGGCGGGGGCTTTCGTCGCTGGGGAGGGATTATTTCTTGGTGGATCTAGAGCCCTTGCTGCGATTCGTGGTAAGACTGTGGCTAAGGCCGTAGAAGAGACAGTTACTCAAGCTGTTCCTAATTTGCCAAAAGCTCTAGCAGCGGGGACTCCTCCTAAGGAACTTTTATCTGGTTATAGAATAACTCCTGGAAGTCAGTTGGCATTACCACCTGGAGCGCCTCCTCCGAGACAACTTCCTGTGTGGACTGAGACTACAATGTCTCGTGGGCCATTTCCAATGCCCCCCTCTGCTCTAACACCTGATCCACCTTTTGGATCACTTGTTGACGATCCCATAAGTGCTGCGGCGGGGGGCGGTAGACCTATTCTTAGAACGACTGATGAGGGTACTGGTTTGTTAATGCATCTACCTACAACCCCAGAAGCTGACGCAGCTATCAAAGCTGTGGGAATCTCGCCAGTTCCCTACAGAACAATATCACCATTTACTTCTGATCAAAATTATTATATGAGTCATACTGGAGATTATGTTCCTCGTTACGACAAAGTTACTGCGAATCTCCCTAGGACGACCTCTGAGCTTGTGAAAAAGACTCCAGAAGAAGTCGAAGCTATTATGAACGACAGTGGTATTTACATGGCAGATGTTATGGTAATTGAAAAAACGCCTGAGGCTAAGAGCCTTGGGAAAGTTTTAGATGAGATTAAGGCGTCAATAGATGATTCGGTGACTATTAGTGAGGTTGCAACAGTTGCTAAGACTAAGGTAAGAAAGAAAAAGCCAGGTCCTATAACCGAAGAAGGCAAACCTTATCGTCCATCTGATCAGTATGTCAAACCAGAAGACATTGGAAAACCTGGAGCTAAGAAAGCTGTGTCTCCTATCGAAAGACCAAAACCAGAGGAATCTGAGAATGTCGTAGGTTTGGTTGACGATCCACTAAACCCTGGGCAGAAGATATGGATGGTTCCTCCGAAGGAGCTTGATGATACTGGTCGTAAAGCATGGATTACTAAGGAGCTTGAAATTCGTTGTCGGAGAGGACAGATACCATAATGGCTTACGACCCGTGCGACCCAAATAATCTACGGCGGGCGGCAGAGCTTATCGACCAAGGTAAGCTTGGTGAGACAGAAGCTGAGTCTGTTATCAGCTCCGAAGCTCCTTCAACAGATCCTGGTGTTGTTACGACTCGAGCTAAGATGGGTTTCTTTTCAAATCTGAGAACCCAACTCGGAGCTTTTGGTGATGAGTTCGCTGTCAAAGCCATTCAGCCTCTTCAGCGCAATAATATTGCTACAGAGAATTTCGTCACTCGGCAATACGCAAAATATAAAGAAGCTCTATCACCTTTGAAACTAGATGAGACGTTGGCACAAAGACTTAGAACTGGTTTGTTTGGAATGCCCACTGAGGTTGACGAGGCTTTGCAGAAGGCAATTCGTCTAACTACAGCTGATGGAAAATTCACTGGTCAGCCAGGCTCCTTTCCGCCTCACGTAGTCGACGCCGCTAAGAGTATTAGAAAGCTCTATAGGGAGATGGGGGATGAGTTTGGGGTTGATCCCGACACATTCTTTCAGTATCGGGACCTATATTACAAAAAGCCTACTGGTATCATTAGAGAGCCAAGCGGGGCTCCCGCCGAGGAGGCTGTCAAAGGTCGTATCAAGCCTGGAGAAAGTAGTTTCTATGACGAGCTAGAACGCAAAGGTATTGTCGGTGAAACCGATGCTACAGCAACAGCTGACTTCCTTGCCTATATTCACGCTGTTGCAAACTCTCGCATTCGTAAACCATTTATCGACCAGCTCGAGAAAGATGTTGTCGATCCATTTTTTGATAGAAAATTTTGGCGTACTAGTGATGGTAAGGTCCACGTTTCATCGAAAGACCCCGTAGCTGTTCAATCGTGGGAAGAGCTTAAGAGCCATATTTTTGGAGCTCCGACACCACTTGATCGTATTCTAACTTACAATCTGAAGAAGCTTGCTGAGATCACGGGGCATGGTGATGTAGATATTCGTTCTTCTTATAGGATTGTTCAATCTATTACATCTCTATTCTATGGAGGGACTCTTGGTGTTCCTCTACTTGGTGGGCGCCCAGGCTCTGTTATGCGTCAGCTCGCACAGATCGTTCCAACTTACGCTGAGCTCGGTATGAAGTATACAATGATGGGAATGCAACAAGCATTGAAGCCTGGTTCTATTGATGTTCTGAGAAACAAAAACATTCTTTCAAGTCCTCTGGAGCAAGTTCTCGAGAGTGTCTCTGTCGCTCGTGGAGTTGGTCGTGGAATTTCTAAGACTACAGAGACCTCCTTAAAATTATTTACGGCAGTTGATCAATTTACTCGATCGGCGACTGCTTATGGAAAGATGGCTCAGTTTGATGATTACCTTGCTCGAGGAATCATCGAGAAGCTTCCTATGCGAAAAGAAATCAGAAACGAGGTTCTTCCTCTGATTCGTAAGGGTAATCATGATGAGGCGAAGGAAATGCTCATGTTTGATGCCGTAGCAAATCTTCAATATATCTATGGAAAAGCGAATCGCCCCGCCGCATTTCGTGGGGCACTTGGGGCTCTTGGTGGTGTTTTTATGTCTTATCCACTAAACTCTCTTGAGCTACTTCGTTTGTTCAGTAAACAAGCTCTTCCAGAGGCTCTTGGAGGATCTGGTAACCCTGTTCCACTCATCAGGTTAATGGGTCTGACTAGTGCGATTCTATGGGCGGGTAGTGAGATGCTCGATGTCGATCTTAGAAGTGCTATGATGATAGGAGCTTTGCCATATTCAATGGCATTCCCGAAGATGGGAATCGACGCTTTTCAGATGGGTCGTACTAACTATGAATGGCTCACCGGGAACTTGTTCATGGTAGGAGAGACAGACTTTCACAAGAAAATCAGAAACGACGCGAACAAAGAGTTTGCGAAAGACTTGAGAACGTTTGTGCCAGGTGCCGTCTTTGCATTTGAAGACCTGCCTAAGACTATAAATGAGGGTACGATAGTTCGTCTTCTAGGTGGTACACCAAAGGCGGAAGCTTTAAACAAAGCTGCCCGCGAAAGGTCTCGTAAAGCCCGCGAAGAGTCCTCTACAACTCGTGGACTACGCGCTATGCAACCACTACAATGAGAATCATATCGGAGATTGAAGTAATGGCTCTATGTAATAGAACTATGATACGACCAACTGCGATTGAGGTTGTTCTAACGTTCCAAGAGGAGCTCCCAAATGAGAGACCTGATCGAAGTAGAGTTCCCACATTTCTCGAAGAGCCCCAACGGTACACCAAAGATCACTAAGAAAAATGCTATTGTTATTCACGACACCGGTGGTAATACGGTTCAAGGAACTTTAGGCTGGTTTCTTTCTGAAGAATCTAAAGTTTCTTCCCATTATCTAATCGCTAAAACAGGCGAAATCTATCATGGAGTCCCTGACGAATATGTTGCGTGGCACGCAGGAAAGTCGATTCTACATGGTAGAGACTATGTTAATAATTTTGCTATAGGCATAGAGCTAGTCGACGATAATGATAATGATCCATATCCTGATGATCAAATGGAGTCTTTGATTGACCTATGTGAAAAGTTGTGTATTGAACATGTTATTTCATTGAACCGAATTGTAGGACATAAAGACATAGCTATTCCGGCGGGACGTAAGGTTGACCCTGGGAAAGACTTTCCTTGGTACGAATTTCTCAATACAATTGGTGCGAGGATTGCTGCAAGAGAGATTAACGGGGACGAACCTTAGGCTCCTGCTTCATCTCACGCTCCGCGAGTTTTATCACAACTTTCTTTCCGATTACTTGTGGAGTCTCAATCGTATCTTCCTGCGCTAGTGTCATTATTAGCTCGTCGAACTCACTTATAGGAAGGCTCATTCCGCGAATAAGAAGTCGCCTATCAGCAACCCCGCCGTTTCTTCTAATCATATCGATGAGCTTAGCTCTGTTCTGTCCGTGTGTCGTTGAGGAGGCCCATGAGGATATCCTATTAAACTCTGGGAGCTGATCTTCTATAAATTTGATACCTCCTGCAACATGAGCTTCCTCAAGTATCAAACGACTACTTCGTGACACGGATATTAACATTCCTACTTTCAATGCCGTATCGTGACACCTCTCCTTGAATGCGTCAGTAACTGAGTCATCATCAGTTGTGATCTCGCAAAGTTTCTCATACCATCCTGTGAATAACTCTTTTCCGGCTGACGTTATTGTCATCTCCCCCTGTAGGTTAGCGATAGTTTCCAAATCTCTTTTGAGAGCCTCTCGTAAAATTTTATGATCGGCACTAGATTCGGGCCATGCGATAATCTTGCGCTTGTCTCTCGCTGTAACGAATATGATGCGTCCTATGAGGCCGGCTATAACTTCGTCGGGTAACACTTTTAGATTCCGTGGGTCAGTTCCTGCAAGTAGTACGGTATACAGATTTTTCAAGTCTATCTGAGAATCGCTTTTGGTCGTGTGCATGTAACTATCACGACCGTAAGTCTCTGTTAGCAGAATGGTCATGCGCGAAGCTCTACCCTTATCGTATCCAAATAAGGTAGCTAGCTCATCTGCATGGATTAGTAGATAGGACTCGTGTTTAATTTTTGGGATTTCGTCAGACTCTTTTTCAAAGACATGATGCACACGGTTCATCTGTTTAACGATACCCTCGGGAGTTGCTGCTCCAGTTATGTATCCTCCATTAATCTTAAATGCGGGAAGGGCTTCTAGTAGAAGATTAACACCTATGTTCATAGCTGTACTCTTACGTACTCTAGCAGATTCTGCAACAAGCAAGACGTAAATGTTGGGATAGAGGGAGAAGATACCGCGACTTAGCCAGATACGACGACGTAGAGCTGCACTAAGAACGGCGAAGGCCGTCCAAAGGTGAAGCTTTTCAGGACTTTCTTGATCCTGTGTCCATTCTAGATAGGAGTCAAGCCAGTCCTCAAGAAGTCTATCACTCACCCTTTATGAGGTTTCTCGATTACGTTTCGTTTCTCATCAAGAGATAGCGTTTCAAATTTGACAGCATTAAGTAACATCTCGTTCCAAGCTTTTGGGCGACATTTTGGACATATTGTTTCATCCAAGGTTTCGTTCGTAGTGTGGATACTCCAAACTTCCCATAGGTACTCACCACACGTAGGACAATTTACTAGGTTTTGGTGGAGTCGTAGAGCCATTTTTAGAAGTCCTTATATGACTTAAGTTCACCCCAACTAGGACCGATTTTGAAATTCATTGGGATGATTAAAGGGTCGTCATCCCCTACTAACAACTCTATCTCAGCCTCCTTCTTGATAGTGCGACAGGTATAGCGAACAACATCTTCACTGTTCGGCACAACAACGCCCACCGAGTCGTGTACTTGTAGTTGAACATCAAGACCATGTGAGCGAATTTCCCAAGGCGTCAAAGCTTTAGCTTCGCTAAGGCTATCAGTCTTAAAAATGTTGCAAAGCTTGTTCAGCAGGTGAACAAGTAAGTGGCCCACCGTAGACTGTGGATAGAAGGCAAACCCCGCCCTTTCCATCTCAGCATCGTAGATACCGTAAAAGGTTTTCTTCCACTTAAATGGTGGAGGCAAGTGTATAGTTCGATCACGACTTAGCTGGGTTTTTACCCAAGCTTGATACCCTGACTTAATTTCTGGGAAAATCGCATGGTGAATGTTTTGAATCATCTCAGCATAGTTCGTAGGCAAACCTGAGATAGTCGCAAACTTTATCTTACCAAGACCATAGTTATTTGCGTGATTTGATTTCTTACCTATGTCTCGTTCTTCTTCATCGTCTTTAGTAAACTCTTGCCAAGGCTTGCGCCTAAAGATATCTCGTGGCATCTTTAGCTTATTCTCTTGGACGAACTTACCTATGAGTTTTGCTGTACCGAGGTGGGTGTCGCGACCTTCAAGATACCACTGTTTCATAAGCGGAATAGGACCACGCCAGGCGCAAACACGGGATTCTGCTTGACCATAATCCCCAAAGATAAAAACGTTCTTCATGCTTTAGCTTGCTCAACCCCCACCGCATTTTGGTATCTACCACTGTACGGGAACTCCGCATCACCAGAAAGTCTATGAACTATTAACTGAGCGAAGCGCATCCCAGGCCATATTGGTAGAGCTTGGTAACGAGTGACGTTACGTACCTCAAAAGTGCCGACTCCACTCCAACCAGGATCAAACCAGAAAGCTAGAGAGTGATCGAAACCTTGACGAGCCCGTGTTGATTTTAGCTTACAGTCGATGGCGTAGCCGTTTGGGACCACGATGCGTTCCATAGTTTCTATCAGGACAAAATGCCCTGGAGGAAGTATGTGAGGGAATCGCTCTGTGAATCCACCAAGGTCGTAAGTGATCCACACATTATGATCACTCTCACGTATTAGTTTATTTCCGATTCGTATGTCGATGGACGCTGGATTTACCAATGTCTCATCATATGGTTGTACTAACCATCCAGTACGTCCTAACGACTTGAGGTCTCTGTCACAAAGAATCATGGTGGGGCTCCGGTGGGAAAACTATGATGTTAAACCTCTGACGAAGCATTTCCACATCTGGGGTTCTTTTGTAGACTCTGAACAATTCGTGAAGGGAGAAGTAGACAGGTTTGTTGTTTTCTTGTGCAAACACCATTTCTTTGTCTGCTCCATAAGATGCTCCGGGGAGTCTTAGCAAACCATCACAACGAAGTATCCATTTGAAATCTAGGTCCAGCCACTCCTGTTCGGGATTCTGATGTTGTAGGTTCCAAAACCAATTGAGATGTGGAACGTATGGGGCGAAGTTATGAAGTCTTAGAATCTCCGCGTATTTAATAGCATTTGCGACTGAGAGTTCAGGAGTTCCTCCTGTCATGAGTGGGCCAGCGATGTATATGTGAGGTGTAAAGTTCATTGAAACCTCGTATGCATACGGCCAGTATATTGTTGGTGTTCCTGGAAACTGTGGCCACAAGGTCATTTTGGAATAAATAGTTGTCTAGCTATTGGATAACGCCAAGGAACATTTTGAAGATTCGTCCCTGTTCCAAGGATCGACCTGACCGACGACCACCTTGCGCCATCTGTTCCTCCTAGCTTGTAGTGAGAATGCATACGACCATCTTCACCTAATTCTTGCTCTACTATGTCACCTTTGAGGTCTAACACCCCTCGTAAATCCTGGATATATCTTAAGACTTCGTCTTGATATTTGTCAGCAAAATGCTGTAGAGCATATTTATCTGAGGTAACAGAGCGTTTACCAGACCGCTTGTCTACCTTATATCTTGGTTGATAACCTTTTGTCTTGTACAAGAGAGCTGACATTTGCTTAGGTGAGTTAACATTAAGATGCCATCCCAACGTTTTATCAATAGACCTCTGAAGTTCTTGAACACGGGCTTCTAACTCTGTCTTAGCTATAGCTCTTTTCGCAATATCTATCGCTACACCAAACCATTCCATTCTCAGGGAATTCAAAAAAGAATCCATATAGTGTTCAATGAAGTATTCCCATACGTCCTCTTCGTGGGCTTCCGTTTCCATCTTTTCCGCAACTTCTATCGGTATCATAACATCCATACAGTTGTATGCCCAGAAAGCGTGTTCCCCGTACTCAGGGCGCCACTGTCTTCCGTCGTCTTTATAGTATGGTGTCTCTGTATAGTGAGATGTTACGAAAGCAAGTCCATGTCCAGGTTCATCAAATCTTGGCTTTATAGCTGACCACTCGCTCTTAGCAGCACCAAAGTCTGGATATAAGCAGTGATGGAGTAACATGGTGCAGATGCGAGGAAACCTTGGATAAATCTTAGCAAGCCACATATACATCCAATCAAAGGCTAGGTTGTGGCCTATTTTTTCAATTTTAGAATTCGCTAAGACTGTAGCTAAGAGTTGCCAGATAGCCGCTTCTTCTTCAAGAGTCCAGTAGTTTACCCCTGACTGACGTACAAATGGTATACAAAGAGCTTGGTCTTTACGATAGCCAATACCAAAGCAGGCAATATGACCAGGGCGATTAGCTGTGTACCACGATGTTTCTATGTCAAAAGATATTCGTTTCTGCTCATTACATTCGCGAAGGTAATCTATGACTGTACGAAACGATGGACCTGTTAGAGCCTCACGTTTTGGTGGGCGTATCTCTGGGAAGAGGCTTTGTTCTATTCCTCGTTTTATGTCTATATGAGCAAATACAGGCTCCCACTTGAACATACCACGAAGAATCCAAGCAGGATGGACGGTAGCTAGACATTTTTGCCCTGGGATAATTGTAGAGGGAAGGATGGAGCCTCGCCACTTCTGAATTCCTTTTTTACCAGTAAAGACTTGCAGAGGTTCATTTCCACATAATATGACACAATTTGGCTTAACCTCTTTGAGCTCTCTTGTAACACGTTCGACTTCTTTCTGTAAAATGTAAGGAGGTAAGTCAAAGATAGAAGTACCAACACGAATCGGAAACTCAACGATATTAGTAACGTAAACATCATTAGTCCGAGAAATCTTGTAGGCTCCCAGGGCCGCGTTGAGGCGACGCCCTGCGGCTCCTACAAATGGTATCCCTTGAGCTATCTCCTCGGAAGCAGGGGCCATTCCTACGACAGCGAGTTTTGCGTTTTGTGGGCCACTCGCTTTAACTCGCTTTGTTATGTCGAAGGAGGTGTAGGCCATTATTCACTCGTCTTCCATTGACTCATTCTTCTATTACCTCCTTGGACGTTTCTAGCTCCGTTAATCTTCTTCTAATCTTTTCATAATTTCCCGGATCACCCTCAACGCCGATAAAATATCGTCCAGTGTTGAAAGCCGCAACCAAAGTTGACCCTCCACCACTAAATGGGTCAAAAACAATCTCGTTGACGACAGATGAAGCTTCAATATAGGTTTCGACAAGTTCAACAGGTTTCTCGTTTTCGTGCCAGAGACCTGGTTGTCTAGAGATTCCAAGTCCTTCAGGAGTTGCTCGACTAAGTAGTCGACGGACTCCATCTGGGTCAGGCTTGGCTCCCCAGATGAAAGTCTCGTAGGTAGATAGGAACGTGGAGTAGGGATCGGAGATACTTGGCTGTCCGGTCTTGAACCATATGAGCGGTCTTTGTCGGACATGAAACCCCACCTTTGTTAATTGAGTTATCCACCATTCTAACTCTTGAGCGGGAAAGAAACAGTAGAAATGCGAAGCAGGCTTCATGACTTTAAACAAAAGAGGGAAAACTTCTAACAACATAGGGCGAACATGACCTACTGTATCATCGTAAGATGCGACCCACTTCGATGTCCATTGTGATGAGTGTTCAAAATCAATGGCCCAGGGTGGGTCCATGAAAATTAAGTCCACAGAGTCAGGCTCCATAGTCTTGAGAATATCTCGACAGTCGGCATTATGAATAATACCACTCCCAAAGGTGGTAGAATTTTCAGCTGGCGTTATTCCAAGTTCTTGAGATCGTCGTTTTGCCAACTCTCTGAGAAGTTCTAGCTCTCGCTCTCTTTTAGCTGTAGTGATGGCTCCCCGCCGTGACGGACGACCTACGACTCTTTCATTAGAAGTGAAGTTGGCGAGCATGAGGTCTTCAGAGACTTTACCGACAGAGAGGCCCAGAGCTTCTGCTGTTTTACGAGTACTCCACTCCTCCCCACTCTCTTTGGCAGAAACTTCGCGAAGTGAATGAATCTCTTGAATGGCTTGGACTTCTTCTTGCCATGTCAGTTGTTTTCTTTTGTGATTCTCGTCAAACTCTAGCTCTTTTCTTTCCAGAAGAGGGAGCGTTTCAAAGATCCGAGTAGGGATAGTAGATCGCCCAAGAAGCTTGAAAGCCTCAATACGACGACGGCCAGTAGCGAGAGTATTGTCGCGATAGATGACGATAGGATTAATAAGGCCACGAAGCTTGATACTCTCTGCGAGCTCCGCGATGGTGGCTCCACTGATCTTACCATCTTCCAACTCTTTTCGTTGTCGATCATCATCTTTGACAATGATTTGATCGATCGGAACTTCTATGTAGTCCTCCATCGAATCTCTCCTTTAGAGGACTATCGCTTTGTCTGAGCTTTAGCTTCCTCGACTACAAGTCTTCGTCGCTGAAACTCGTAACCATGAAATTTGTTGATAGCTGCGTTGGCTTCGGCGGGGTCTGCCATTGTCACGAAACCGAAGCCTTTGCTTTGCCCCGTCTCTCTGTCTGTGATAATGAGAGTCTCGACGACTGTGCCAACAGTACCAAACAACTCGCGAAGATCCTCTGCTGACGCATTGTAATTGATATTTCCCACGTAAAGCTTCATCGCTCCCCCTTGTAAGTGAGGAGGCCCTGTCTCATAACCAGGACCTCCTCGTCGCTTGCATTGTGGCTTTCGCCACCTTAATTTGCGAGCGACCTTTGTGGTTCGTTGGCTCAAAGGGCGCTAGGTTGTCGATACCCTTGCATGGCGCCCATCGATACTTCATGATTCTAGATCATGTAGTCCAGGACCTTGGGCATCTGCTGACCCGAGCCCTCCGGATACTCCTCGTTCTTGACGGTGAATTGGATCTCCGCACCCAGGAGATCATCCGTGTCGTCGGTGTTGATCTTCGCGGCGGCGGCGAGACGTCCCAGGCGAACCCCCACGTCCATTGCCGCTCGGCGCTCCGAGTCGGTCGATGATCCCTCGACCTCCGGCGGAACCGGGATGTAGTTGTCGGTGACCTTCTGGCCTCGCCGATCCTCTGGTTCTGTCACCTCCACCTTGATCCCGAAGAACATGTTACCGTTCTTGTCAGGAGAGGCTGACGGTTTGATGTCTCTGATGATGCCAGAGTAGGTGATGTCCTCGTCCCAAGGCTCGCGAGATGTGGGGAGATCCCCCATCGAGACAGGTAGGCGCATGTTGCTCTCCTTTCATGCCGGGGTTACCGGCGACTGGAGGCTTTGTGAGCCTCTCAGAGCTCTTAGTCTATTTAGTTCACGTCGTAAAGCCTCCACCTCAGCATCTCGCTCTGTGAGTAACTCCTCTAGATGTCTGTTATCTACTTCGTAACGCGGGAGAGTTCGACGAGTCATTTCCAAATCTTCCTAAAGTCTGGCTCAACCTCAACCTCACCTTTTGTATCATATGATGTTCTCAAGTCTCTACTACCGTCAGGCATAACCCGACAGACCCATTTCGGTTTTCTGTCTTTGTCGAGAACGACGTTCAAAGCATAAAACTCTTGAACATATGCTGCTAGCTCGTAAGCAAAATGTCCCATGATAGATGGAACAACTTTCACGTTCATCGTACCGATGTATTCTCGCTCGATGATACCACCATCCCCCTTTCTCTTAATGACCTTACCAGTATCAGTAGGAATCTCACCAACTTTTTCGTGGACTGTGAAGATTAAGTCTTTGTCTTGTCTCGTAGAATAATCAATGAACTCAGAGATTGTTTCCTGACACATAGTTAGATATCCAGCCCAATTTCTTGGAGACAGAGTTGCTGAACCTTTGTCATCCCAATAGGTGATTAGACGTAAGGCGTGAGCAAAAGCAAGGGTTAGAGAGTCTATTACGATAGTTCCAGCTTCCTTAGCTTCGGGCTTTGACTCTAAGTCTTCTGCAAATTGAGCAAATTTGAGCCAACCTTTTGGCTCCTTTAAGGGCTTTTCGTTCGCAACGAATCTCTTGAGCCGAAGACTCAACTTCTCTTCGACTAGAGCTTCGTCAAGCTCCCAACAGAAGATGTCACCTTTCTCGATTAGGGGGACGACGAAGGGGAGGGAGCGAAGCTTTCGGTCGGCGTCGATTACGAGGAGTGGGCGACGTGGAGCTGTCTTTACGTACATTGTCGTCTTGCCACTTCCTGGGGGTCCCATCAGGATGCAGGATCGCATTGTCAGGCTCCTTACCAACAGAAATTACATCGAGATTCCCAACCACTCCTGTGATTTCGAACAGCTCTAGATACCTATTCGAGATGACACAACGGTAGAAAGCTTTGAGAGACATCTCACACGTCGGACAACCACACTTGATATGGTTGTGTTTGGGGGCTCCCGCCCCCTGAACATGACTACACACTCCGACTACGGAAGTTGGTGGCTTAAGCACTATTTCCCCTCGTCTTTCGGAACTGTGATACCCTTCCAAGGTTCCCACTTTCTGATTATGAAATTTGTTTTGAGTATATTTGGGTTTAGGTTCGTATTACAAACGTCACGAAATAGGCATCCACCAAACATGTGGCAAGCTGTCGGAGCATTACGAGGCCATCGCTCCATCTTTGAATCACACATTTTAAGATAGTCAACAACATCAAAGTTTAGATCCTTGATGAATTCCTTAATGTCGGTTGCAGACCTGCGTGTAGGTTGGCGAGCGAAGTCTTCTTTGGGATCTACGCCTAGTAGGCCCCACCGTCCATTCTTAGGGTTGGGTTGTCTCTTGCTGACGAAGACGCAATCCCACAAAGTTTCTCGAATGTCCATCTGTAGAAGCTCGGCTGTGACCATATGATAGCCGGTGATTTGATGATTAGGACGAACTTGTTTCACAAAGTTGGTGAGACCCTGTGTAGTAGTCTTTGTCTCTATGATCATAGGAAGACCAGTGAGACGTGATTTCATAATACGATCGATGCGCCCTACGAACATGACTGGTTTGCCGCCCCATTCCATCAAGAAGATGGCAAAGCCTATCTCCACATATGGTTTGCCATCATCAGGGCGAATGATATTTGTAAAGGGTTCATTCTTGTACTTCTCTATGTAGCATTCGACAAGGGCGAGGCCACGATCAATAGAGCGGTGCTCTTCGGAGGAGCTGCTAATGGGAAGAGAGCCTCCTCTGTCTTTTACTTCCTTTATAAACCCCCCCATTGCAGCCTTTTTAAGCTCATCTAAGTCTGTTGTGTTTACTTTAGCTCTATAAAGCTCAGCCATAGCTTCGTGCCATGCGGCTCCAAAGTCGAGGGATGACTTGGTCTTTCTAGAATCGTGATGTTCTCGATAGGAGAGGCGGGCTTTTTCCTTACACATACGAAAGGTCGAAAGAATACTGTAGTCAACATAGAAACAGTCTTCAGTTTCAACTATGGGAGAGATCGTAGGAAGCATCAGTTGTGAGAAAATCCGAAAGCAAGGTTATGCTGAACACAACCGTGAAGTTCGCCTTTGTCAATATGATGATGTAATAGAAATTCTACCACAGTCATACGAACGGGCACAGAAGCCCACTCGCAGGTAGAATGACAGAGAAACTCCGTCACAAAATATGTGACCGTCGCATTTTCTTGTAGAGCCTTAAACAAGACCTTCTGTTCCGTCGCCATCGTCGTCCTTGAGGATGTCTCCAAGAATCTCGCTCATGTCTTCGAGAGCTGGGCTGTCCTTCTTCTTAGCGACGGGGGCTCTACGAATCATAGCACTTTCGCGTGCCTGCGCCCGCCGAGATCGAAGCTCTGCAATCTCAATGAGAATCTCTTCGTTAGACATCTCTGCTAGCGGCTTCAACGACGTGACTCCTTTAAAAGATGTAGAAATTCTTTTTGATGCCGATCAGCGAATTCGACTAGAGCTTGCCTAATGACATCACGCTTACGAATACCACGAAGGCGAGCTATGATGTCTAAAACTTTGTTAGCTTCTATTGGCAAGTCCCTAATCTCCACATTCAGGTTAAATGTCTCTGTCATTGTTGAAGCTAGTGTAACATAACATTAGTGGAATGTCAAGGTTTATGTTGGTTGGTGAGTGTCAGGGTTTTGAGTGTGTTGTGTCTTCAAGGGGATGTGTCACCCCTTCTCCCCGCCCAGCCGCCTGAGCATCTCCGCACGGATAGAACGAGCCCTCCGACGGAAAGCCTCCGTCCATGCGTCGTGATGGTTAACGGCCTTCGGCCACATCGTTGGATCGCACCCAGACGCCAGCCGAGCCAGTTCTTCCACACTCGGCACCTGCGCCCGGGCGAACGCGAGGGCGACGCGGGCGAGATCCTCAGCATCCGATCGCGTAATCAGGATGCTCGGGCGCCCCGGAGCCTCGCGCACGGAGAGCAGCGCCGTCGCCAGCGCCGCCCGCGCCCGCATTCCCTCAGGCGTCAGATCCACTTTATTCATCAGGAAACCTCGCGTATTTTGGACAGTCGGGGGTATGTTGAGGATGTCCATATCTTCCTAAGACCATTTCACCACACTCAGGACAGTGATACATGCCAACTTCAAGAGCACGAGGATCGTGTGGACATGGTACACATCCACAAACCTCTGGTTTGCTGTTCACTCGCTGAACACTCTTTTCCTTCACTTTGTGACCTGTCGCCAAAGTTCGTAGTCTTTTATGACCTTGGAGCATCCTCTAGAAGGCCATCGTAAGCTAGTACGCCAGATTCTATTACTAAAACCTCGCTGGGCTTTTACAAGATAGCGCATTTCTCGCAAGCGAGCAAGTATTCTCGCAATTGTGGCATTGGACAGCTTTGTAACTTGGGATAGCTCCCACATAGCAAAGGGGCCACCACGTCGAATGTGAATAGCTATGATGACGCTTTTATAGCCGTGTTCTGGTCTGGGCACTAGAATCGATAGATATTGTCTTCGTTAGCGCCTGTGTCTTTGTTAGCGCCTTTGTATCCTAGAAATTTGTCTATTGCATCGAACGAGATGCTAAGCACAAAGAGAAGGAGGAATCCGCCTAGTCCGAGAAGTGCGAGTACGATAAAGAATGTCATGAGAGTTTTCCTTTTTTGAGTCTATTGATCGACCTACGAAACCATGTACGAAAGTTGTCGTGAACGACACATGAGATGCATGAGCCGGCTTCCTCTGGTGGAAGCCCTCCACACTTACACCCACTAGTCTTAAGACCCTTTAGCAGAACTAATCCATGTTTCTCGAATGAGTCGAGATCGAATTGCTTTCTCATTTTCTCTTTAGCCTCCCCCTCCAGTGCTCACCAGTCTTAGAAAACGTTTGTTGACTAACGATAAGCGTGTATCTCTCTTCGAGAAATCTTTCGATGTCTCGAATCATGGTAGACTTTCCAACTCTACCAGGACCGTAAACACTCAAACTAACTGTAATCACTCTATCCATCGTCTTTTTTCAAATCACTCCAACTAGTCTCATTGAGAAACTCCAAAAGGACCTTGCCTGACGTTATCCTAGCACCCAACATGTATGTCAAAATAAATTCGGCCCACTCGGTGGGCGCCATGACTAGCGTACCAAGGTTGAAACCATTGACCTCGATACGCCCCACTAAATACCCAAGAGAAGTCTTGAGTATAATAGTGAAATGGATAAAGAGTGGGGAGTTTTGAGGCTCCCCACTCTCCACAGAAGGGATTTCATCGACCCTTTCGGTGCGTTCCACGGCCGTCGGTGACGTCGACTCCAGAAAAGGTAGGTGGTCATCGTCATGACTACCATCCTTTGCCTGTGACTTCAGCTGTGCCTCTTGCGTGTTCGACCTAGGATCGTTCACACAATTGACCTCAGCTTCCACTTTGCCGCGTCTATCCTCCTGTAACATCTATCCGAGAAGGTCTCCCTCCCCCGCCTCTGCGACGGTGGGGTTGGCTTCTTCCTCTTCCTCTTCCTCTTTCTCGCTGTCCTCGACTCCCGGCATCTCGCCCGCCGAATCCACCAAGAACTCGTCGCAGGCCCCACAGATGTCGTCCGGCTCGATGTTGCTCTGATCGACTTCGACGGCACCTTCCTTGAGAGCCTCGGTCAGACATACATCGTGAAACAGGTCTCCGCCCACGCGGTAAAACATCTTAACCTCCTAGTAGGATGATGTTCGCTGCTAGGACACTGAACATGATCAGATATGCTATCGCTCTAATAACCTCCTTCACGATAGAATTAACTTCCGAGCTGTCGAGCCAACGCATCTCTTAGTTCCTCCATAGTATTTTGGAATACTGCCAGCATGGTACTAGAAGCTAAAGGCCATCGATGACCTTCATTATAGAGCTCTGCGAGTTTTGACCAAACTAGGTCACGAAATCTATCCTCATTCTCATATGATTGTATGGCTAACTGAGCGTCTAGCTCAGTGTCGTGATGAGAACGAATGACAGTGTCTTCACGAACAGCGAAGAGGCGAGAAACCCCCGGAGTTATCGTGAAGGTCATGCTAGCCACCCGTGACAGATAAGAGGAGCTATCTCTCCTATTTCGACAATATAGAAATGTTCTTGTGTTCCTAGCATACGAACCAGAAGGTAGTCGGCATGAAACACCTTTGGAAAATCGATCTCCTCTATTTCACTTGGATAAGCATAGCGATGCAAGTCTAAGACTCTGGAGTTTAGATCCTCAATTATCATCGTAGTCTCCCTATTTCGTCTTGTAACGCCTTAGCTCTCTCGTAGATATCTATTGCTTGCTGATACCACTTTGATGATTCGGGCCAGTGCTTCTTGATACGACCTATGACCGGCCCCACCGCGATCTTTATTTTCTGTAGGTCGGCGACGACTTTCCTCGCGGCCTCGTTGGTCGCGAGACTATCGATCGCCTTCTGATGAATCCCAACGATTTGGCAAATAGAATCCTCGTCTCTTACTAGAAGGGTGTAGGTTACATTGGGGGCAAGATTACCTCTATCCAGACGTTTGTACTCTCTGATATCCCCCTTATCATCTGTGAGCCAAAGAGTAGTGGGGTCTACGACTCGTTGAAATTTGATGGTTGTGTGCCTCACAGGTATTCTCCTAGAGCTTTGTTCTCTTCTGTCCAGCCATCTCCAGGTCTTGCTGTGATGAATTCAAAACCGTGAACAGGACAAGCATCAGTTTTCAAACCTTCTCCATTATTGATTCTATCGATCCATGTCTCCTCGGTGTTCTTCTCGACGTAGACGACTTCGATCATGAGGCCGGAGGGTCCATGAAACTTACGATCGTAGCAGTAGATGGTGATAGGGACCAGATCGTCATTCATACTTCACCTTGATAACTACTAATGAGTTGAATGACACGATCGACTTCGGCGAGCTCCGCTTCTGTCAGAGGATCTTCTTCTAGAGCTTGTTGAAGCCATGACGGCGCCCCACCGTTAACAGGGCTGTGATTATTCAAAAGTTCTCGTTCCGTCTCAGTCCACGTAAAGTGACCCAAATAAACTTTGCAATCGAGAATGTGGTCTACTACGACTGCTTCACGAACATAGTTAAACCACTCCGGACCCTCGGTGGGTTTTCCCTCATCGATAGCATCGAAGGCGACAGAGAGTAGATAGGTACGAGATAGCTCGGTCTCTATCTGAGAGACGAGCTCGTTGTCGCCATCGAGGACCCGGAAAGTGATTTTCACGTCGAGATCCTTATGACTATTCCTTTCTCTAGGCCGACTTCGGGGTAGTTATAGGTGTCAGCGAAGGTGATCTTCTCGACTCCCGTCCAGTAGCCGAGCATTTCGAGCAGCTCTTTTGTGGAGATTCTGAGCTCAATAATCTTACTTTCTTTGACGTTCATTTCCAGTCTCCCTTAACTCTTGTCTTGTTCAACGCCTTAGAGATGCTCTTTTGCTTCCTGATGATTTTATGGCTCATGAATGCATCCATGCTACCGTCGACAACGAGATGTTGCACCAGAAGGGAGTACTCTTGACCAATACGGTGACAACGGTCCTCCGCTTGTGTGAGCACAGAGGGTGTCCAGTCCATCTCGGCAAAAATCATGTGATGAGACGCAGTAAGGGTAATCCCCATTCCTGCCACTTTCATCGTACCTACGAATACTCGACAGTTGTCATCCTTCTGAAACTTCTGTACAGCATCCTCTCGTTCCTGGGGATTCTCGTTACCTGTGTCGATGACGGTATAGCCTACCCCACCGTTGAGCTTTGAAAGGATCGTGTTACCACCAGCTACCAGAGCCCTAGCCACGTCTTTGTGATGACAGAACACTACCACCTTATCTTTGTTCTCAAGAACATTCTCTAGATGCTCTATGACGGTGGGCACCTTGGCTAGAGCTAGCTGGTGGCGAATACGGGAAATCTCTTGGAAAAGGTAGGCTCGCCCCACTGTAAGGGCCATGAGAACTTCAGCGAATGACTCATCACTCTCTCCACCGTCTTTAAGGATGTCGAGAGCTTGAAGAATCTCCGTGTAAGCCCCTTTTCCTTCGGCCCCCGCATACAACACCTGCTCCATCTTGACCAACTCGGCTAGCTTCCCCTCAGCGGGGATCTCGATAACTTGACGCCGCTTCGCGGGGAGCATGTCGAGTACGTCTTGTTTGAGACGTCGAATCATGAGCTTGGGGACTTCGTCCATTTCGAACGCCCCTCGATGAGGCGCCGACCAGTGCCCTTTGCGTCCTTCGTACCACTTAGGGTATGACCACTCTCCACGAAGCTTCGCTTGAAGCTCGTCGAGATTGCGGCCATACTTCTTATCTTCACCGTAACAATAACGATTCTCATAGTATGGAAAGTTGTCCCATACTTCTGAGTCGAGTCGATTCACAAGTGGGTAAAGTTCAAATGGGAAATTAAGGATGGGAGTGCCTGTCGCAAAGACGATTTTCTTGGCGTTAAGCCCGAATGTTGCCTGAGTACGCTGAGCCGATGGTGTCTTGCAATAGTGAGCCTCGTCGACTATGAGAAGATCCCAGGGTTCGTTTTGCAGAAGAGGTCCCCACTTACGAACCCCCTCGTATGAGGCTATAGTGAAGGTAGAGATGCCAGGAATCCAAAGCTGAGTAATACAGAAGACATCGTTTTGATCGATGTCTTCTGGAATACCGACGGCCCACTCTTTAATTTCACGAAGCCAATTGAGACGTAAAGAGTTGGGACAAACGACGAGAACTCGACCATTCTTCCAAAGGTCCATAAGGTTTGCGAGTAGAATTCCCTCGATGGTCTTGCCAAGGCCCATCTCATCGCCCAAGAGGACGTTATCCATCCCATACATCTCGTAGACAGCTCCCTCTTGGAATTCAAGAACATGAGCCTTGTGCTCGGAGCAAGATCCTATCTCAAGAAATGTGGGGCACTGAGTTGCGAGTACCTTACCCTCGGGGAGAGGTATAGTCCCCACCGGAGGTTTGACAGAACGCTGTACTTTCTGATAGGTGGGAGTCGGTGGAGGTGGAGGTGGTTCTACAGCTTTCTTTTTCGGTGGAGGTATGAAGGTTCGGGTAGTCTGATAGATTTCGTGACATGGATACCAGGGTTCGTCAGGGCCTTCTCGAGTCTCTATGAGAACATGACTTGAAGAGCCGAGATACTCGCGGGCTTTTACCAAAGCGGCATCGTTGTCAATACACTGAAAAGAGATGAGCACATGGGGCTCGTGAGAGTCACCGGGGTGAAGTAGACAGACGACGCGATAAGAGTTCACTCTAGTCCTGCGCACGTACGACAGATTCGGTCGCCATCTGACATGACAAAGTCTCTCTCAGAGGCATCTATCCAACGTCCCTGAGAACTGAAACCATCCCATCCACAATACTCACAGAAGAGACAGGAACAGGGTTCGCTGTCGCAGTAGTCGCAAGGTGGGCTTTCTTTGGCCATACGCATGACTAGCCCTCCATGATCTTACGAAGCTCCGCCTCTAGCTCTGAGGCTACGACTTCGCCTGGCTGACGCCGAGAGCACTCTCCGTGACAATGGTAGGCGCCACGAAGCTTCCATGTGGTCTTGCGACCACACTCTTTACATGTCCCACCATCGCCACGCATCCACTCGATGGGAGCCTTAGGTGCGATAGGCTCCAGGGTTCTCATGAGTTTGATTCGCTCTTCCTCAAGCTCTAAAATCTGCCCGTACATGGCTTCCACACGACGGGAGATTTCACGAATTCGCTGGAGAGGGTCAAGAGTGTTCACCCGCTGAACGCTGGGAGCGACAGGGTTTGACAGAGGTACTATTATGGATGTGTGATTCCTAGCGTAGACCATGCGACCGTGAGTGTCAGAGGGTTTGTTTAAATTATAGTGCTGAGCCCACTCGGCTGGGGAGTCAAAATGCTTTGCGGAGTCGCAGGAACAAGCTATTTTCATTCCCTCTTCCCCTTTCCGACTTTTTCTATCATTCTATCAGCGTACCACACGCCCCCGCCTATGTCAACCACAAGATGTAGTGGTACTAATCACTTACTACCACTACCCATAGTGGTAGCCTCATCACTACCCATAGTAAGAAAAACGACAAACCACCTGCATGTAGTGCCCCACCGATATTGTCATGACAGGGCGAGGGGTGGTGCCTTGCCTCGGGGCCTTGCCTGACCCTGCTCTGAGCTAGAGACGATAGTTGGACCATGGATGCCGTGCATAGTCTCTACACTTTCTACATAAGACTCCCACTAAGGTGTTCAAGCGCCCACCACATCTAGTACACTTTGCAGACTTAGTAACTGTTGCGCCTTTTGCTTTGTTACACTTAAAGTGGGCGAGTTGAAGGTTTTCAATATTGTCAGAGCCCCCCACCGCAAAAGGTTTAATGTGATCTATCTCAATGTCGTCTCCAAGCTCTTTACTACAGATGCCGCAGAGAGACCCGTCCCTTGCAAGGAGGAGTGCGACAAAGTCGCGAGCGCGCTGCCAAGGATTTACGTAACGCCCCACGAATCCCATTCTAGCATAAGCTCTTAAGCTTTGCAAGGGGCATTTACCCCTTTAAAACCGCGTATTTAGCGTTAGGGCGCGAACGCGGCGGGCGGGCGAAAGCGGGAAGGTGTCGGGTCTCTCCTGACGACACCCACACACACACTACACACACACAACTAGATAATACAGTTTCTGCCCGCTAGCCGTTTGACAAACCTAATGGTAAGTGCGCGTTTTCATTAAGCTTTTTTGCTATATGCCATCTTTATCACTTCAACCATTTGTGCCATTCGGCCCAGGGCCTTTCGCCATTTTTCATAGAGTGACATCTTAGAGAGCGTGGCGGGTGTTCACCTGCTGAACAGTTGTAAAGACAACTCGAGAAGTTGTCTTGACAGCTTGACGTTATCCCTTTTAGAGCTATAGAAAAAAGAAAAACCCCAGGGTTTGCGGTCCCCTGGGGCTCTCTTGCTCGGTGGGCGTGGCTACTTCTTCGCCACCTTGAGCATCCCGCCATCCCCTTCCACGGCGCGCCCTGCCTCGATCAGCTTGCGCCGCGCCACGATTGCCGCCTTGGCGGTCTCTTTGCCCGTCGTTGCCGACCACAGGAAGTTGGCATTGACGGCCTGAACGGCCTTGAGGTCGCTGAGGGACAGTAGGTCGAATGGCTTGCCGCCCACCATGACCGTCGTCGACTCCGCGGCCACAGACTCCCGCACGTTCGCTCGCTCCTTCAGATCGGCCGCGTAGCAGTAGCGATCGTAGATCCACTCCTGAGAGGGATTCTGTTTCCCGTCAGTCTTGCCTGCCGCCTCGTTCGTGGCAGGCAACGACACTGCCCACGCGAACAGCTCCTTGTACCCTTTGGGGACCTGGTACTTCAAGGGGACCGTCTTCTCGCCATCCTTGACCGACGTGACGACTTCGATGAATCCGTTGCCTAGGTCTTTCAACGTCTTCTCTGCCATGACTCCTCCGATACGGTTAGGGTTTTACCACTTAGGCCACTAGGGGCAGTGTACCATACCCCAGGCCCAATTGTCAAGGCTGGAAGTGCGCTGCCCCCAGCCTAGCTCGCGGGGTGCGCTGCCCCGCTTGCCTGCCCTTTACAGATGCAGGCACCATGCCGTCGTGTACCATACCACATATGGTAGACTTTGCCCTGCGCCCTACTACCCCAAGTATGTCATGACATCCTTACAATGGGGCACTATCGCCCCGACTACTACCGCTAGTATGGCCCTCATGCCCCACTACTACGGCTAGGGGTCGAGTGAGGCGCTGACGCCCCAGTCTTATTGTCATGACATTATACCCCTACCTATGGTGTAGTTTGTGTGAACGACCACTAGGGGTAGGGGTATCCCTAGGTAGGCCCCCCATTTCTCCAAATTTTTTACGATTTTTCGTTCTAGTAGTGTGTCGTCTCTTGTTAACGACACGGTGGGGGGCGTTCTGTCACTCTACTCGTAGGGCGGCGCCCTTGTCGTAGGGCGTGACACTATATGTAACTCCCCGTAGCTACTGCCAAATTTTGTTATTGCTTTTTCCACACACCTGTGTCATACTAGCTATGCTATGGCGGGTGCGTCGCATCATGAGATCAAGACACTTCGGACTCGACATCATGAGGTCATTCGTCTGGCTTTCCAGGGCCTCACCCACAAGATGATCGGGTCGACCGTAGGCATGTCTCCCGCTGCGGTGGGGTGCGTCCTCCGTTCCCCCTTGGCACTAGCTGAGCTTGCTCGCCTACGTGATGCGGCGGAGGAGAAGCTCACTAACGTTCCGTTAAAGGCACGGATGGTTGCGGAGCTGAACGGCTTTGGTCGTGAAGCCTTTGTCCTTCAGCGCAACCTTATGCGTGATCCTAAGATGGATGTGAAACTTCGATCAAAGATCGCAGCCCACGCTATGGATCGAATCATCTTTGACAAAGGTGATGAGGATGAGCGTGGTGGGAGCATTCGCGATGTTCTACGAAGACTCGATGATGTCGCGGATGCTTTGAAAGAGGCAAAGGTTGTACAAGTCATCGATGTCATGGCTCCGACTCCCATCGAAGAGGAGCTAGCATGAGACTTGCTCTTGCTTTCATCCTACTTCTTTCCGAATGTGCTGGTGCCGATCAAATCATCAAACAAATGGCTCAGGACAAGGCATCAGCTTGTGTGCATTTGAGCGCCATGCTCTACGGCAATGCCACATATTGTCGTACTAATGAACCAGGCTCCACTGTGATCTTTAAGGGTGGGAAGATGGCGATACAACATGGTATGATTAAGTGATACAGCTTCCTACGTGGACTCCCATCTATAGAGAGCTAATCAGGAAGCGTGCTGATGAACTTAACTCTGATGGGTGTACCATGGTTCCTGATTTCTATGTTGATGCGTGTTATGAACATGACATTCATTTTAGAACTCATCAAACACTCTTTGGTGTCCCGATTCTCTTTGAAGAGGCAAATCATTGGTTTGGTGAGCGTATCAAAACAATGAGCCCATTTGGACGTTTCAGTCCAATGGCATGGTGGCGTGAGCGTGCTGTCTCAAAGTTCGGTCGCAAGGCTTGGGACGCAGAAGGTGTAGGTACTCCTTTCTGCCAAGTGTATCAAAGCTCCTGGGTCAAAACATGATCCCAAAGATCCCCTACGAAGTTCAACAACTCGCCTTGTACAGAAGTCAGCCTGTGAAGTTCTTTGGAGACTGTGTTTATACCCTTGACCAAGCCGATCGTGCTCAGCCGGTTAAGAAATATCCTGTACACTATCCCTATCTTCAATGGCTCATTCCTACGATGATAGAAGAGGCCCTTCTTGGTCTTGTGAAGAACAGGCGTCTTATTATCACATGGACTGGCTGTGGGATTCTCCTTTGGGATGCTATGTTTTTCGAGGGGCGCTTTAACGCCCTCGTTTCTAAGAAAGAGGAAGACTCAGATGAGCTTGTTCGGCGCTGTAAATTTATCTATGATAACATTCCTGAGAAGTTCCTCCCTATGAAGCCCTCATTTGCTTACAAGTACACTTCTTTCAAGTCAGAAGAAATTGACAGTGAGATTAAGGGTGTGGCTCAGGGGCCTGATCAGCTTCGTCAATATACCTGCTCTCGTGTCTTTTGTGATGAGATGGCTTTCTGGCCTCACTGTCGTCAAACTTTCTCTGGCTTGAAGCCCACCCTAGAGGGTGGGGGCAAGGTTTGTCTAGTCTCCACGCGATGGCCGGGGTTCTTTCGAGACATCGTTGAAGATACTATCGATGAGGCAGTAGCGTGACAGAGGTAGCCACGGGGCGTTCAGCCGCTGAACAGTTAGTAGGTGATCTTCTGATCACAGTCTCTAAGACTGAGGTCATGCAGGGTGTGACCGCTTGGCGCAACCCTAAAAATGGTTTTAAGATAGTAGACCTTGAGAACGTAGCTCACCCTGGAAAGCGATCTTCTGAGTGGCTTCTTCAAGCTCGCCAAGGCATTCCCAAAGCAGAATTCGAACGAGAGTACGGAAAGAAATGGGTTGTTTACGATGGGAAGCCTGTGTACGATGACTATGACGAAGACATTCATATGGCTCGTGGGGCAATTTTTGCCAAGGGTCGTTGTCGTTTAATCTCTGGATGGGATGCGGGCCCTAACGATGTGAATCTTGCCTGGGCTCTTGGTCTTGCTTTCCCTCAGTACCGCGCCATTACCTTCATCGACGAGTACTTCGTTGATGATGGTGATGGTGTCGATTTCATCGAGGTGGTTAGAGCCCGTTTAGCTCTTGAGTGGTTCAAGATAAGTGGTGGATTCTCTCTTCATGTCGCTGACCCCTCAGTCTTTACTCAAGACAACCGAACAAGATCCTGCTTCGCAGACGAGATGCGCAAACATGGGATGCCACCTCTACCTGGGGCAGTCAGCTTTGCTGATCGCCGTAAAGCAGTTAATGACTTGATGGCTCAGCATTATCGCTCTACCCAGGAAGACAAGATCATCTCTCGTTGGCGTGTTCACGAGCGATGCTCTGTTATTCGCGAAGCGATGGGTGGTGGATACTGCTATCCGAAGGCTGCGATGGGAGTTGGTGGTGACTACAAGCCAACTCCTCTTAAGAATAAGTTTTCTCACATCGCGAACGCAGTTGAGTATGCTTGCTCAAAACTTGAGGCTTCAGTAATGACTATTCCATTCGAGGGGCGGTCTCTGCCCCCCTCCGGAGTTATTTGATGAAACACGAAGCCCCTATGATGGAGAAGTCAAAGCCATCTGTTCATCTATCTTGGGGTGGTGAACACTCCATGCCCCTCAAGATCACTGGTGTTGATTCTCTCAATCTAAAAGACAAGGTTCGTATTGTTATCGATGGCTCCGTCACGGGTCTTCGTAAAGACAAGTACGAATCCTCTGTCGATGTGGCCATGAGTTCTGTTCGTGTGTCTAAAGGTAACAAAGACCTCGAAGATACTGTGAGCGACGACTAGATGCCAGACGTCATTCGTCCAGACTTACGCTACACAGAAGCGAAAGCTATTAAGCTAACTCGCCTTCTTCGTGATCGTCTAGATATGTCTCAGCGTGTCATTTCTCAAGCTTACAAGACCTGGGATCGTCTTGAAGAGGAGTATCGAGCCTATCGTCCCGTCGACGACGAAGACCGAGAAAGCCTTCGCAAAAATGATGTTCAGAAAATCATTGTTCCTATCCAGTTTGCGACTGCACAGACTATGCTCACTTTCATGATGGAAGTTTTCACAGCCCTCAAACCCGTTTTGCGTGTTAGGGGAACTGACCCTGCGACAAAGAAAAAATCCCGTGTCATGGAAGTTGCTCTTGACTATGACTATCGTGGCAATCGAGGTTACTTTACTCTTTACCAATGGTTTCTGAACGCCTTTCGTTACTCCTATGGAATCATCGAGAACACATGGGGCACTCGTACAGTTCTCAAGAACGTAGTGAAACCAGGAGCTCCTAGTTTCTTGGAGCTTGATGGACAACAGATTCTTGTCCCAGGAACTATGGAACTTCGTAAAGACTACTTCACAACTTTTGAAGGTAATCGTTGGCGCATTGCTGACAATCGCCGTTGGTTTCCGGACCCTCGTGTGACTCTGTCAAACTTCCATGAAGGTGAGTTTTGTGGTAAACGTGATCTCATTCATTATCACGATTTGAAGAAGCTGGAACTTGATGGTCTCTTCTTTAACACATCGCTAGTTCGTGCTGCACCGGCGGGGTCTATGCGCGATGCTGAGTTTGCGTCTTCTGACAATCAGCGCTCTCGGATACGCCCCGAGTTCTTTACGACTGATCTTCGCGACGCCCGCAAAGCTAAGATGCATGTAAACGAAGAGATTTACATTGACATCATTCCCGAAGAGTTTGGGTTAGGTGATGAGGATCGTCCAGAGAAGTGGGTATTTAATCTCATTGATGGGCAGATCATAGTCCGTGCCGAGCCTTCCCCATTCATACGATTCCCCTACGAGATCGTGGAAGTCTATCCAGATGTTCTCGGTTTCATGTCCCAAGGTATCATGGAGATCACCTCTCCTCTTGCACGTCATATCTCCTTCTTGTTCAACAGTCACATGGCTAACGTTCGCAAAGCTGTTAACGACATGATGTTGGTTGACCCCTCTCGTATCGATATTCGTGATCTTCTTGATCCTCGAGCAGGCAAAGTCATTAGACTTCTTCCTCTTGCTTACGGAACTGATCCCTCCCTCGCTTTGAAACAACTTGGCGTTGTGGATGTCACTCGCGGTCATGTTGAAGATTCCAAGATGATCCTCGACCTTTGGATGCGTATTACAGGCGCATCCGACGCTATGTTTGGCAACATAACAGCGTCACGTCGAACAGCTTTCGAGCTTGGCGGTGTCTTCAAGATGGGTGCCTCTCGCATGAAGACCATCGCTGATCTTTTTTCTAGTGAAGGCGTAGCCCCTCTAACAGAGCAAATGGCTGTTCTTCGCCAAGAAAACATGTCGATGGAACAATTCATGGAGATCGGTGGTCAGACGGCCGCCGACCTTGGCGTTGCTCCTGAGGAAATCGTTGAGGGCTTTCTTAAAGTTCGTCGTGATCATATCTCTGGTGTCTTCTCTTACCCCGCGGAGGAGGGGGTTCTTCCCCAAGACCGTGTCAAAGCTGCGGAGCTTCTGCAGAAAGCTTTCGATACTGTGTCTCGCTCCCCCATTTTACCGATGTTCTTCGACCCGGTTGGAATCTTTCGTGAGATGATGCGTCAGTCTGGTTATCATAACATCGATGAATTCATGAATCAAGCGGTTCGTGCTGACGCAAGTCTTGTTACTAGTGATCAGCTTCAAAACATGTTGGCTCGTGGTAGCGTTCAACCAATGGGCCGACCAAACAGGGGCGTTCGTGAGGATCGCGAAGGACTGACCCCCGCCGGAGCCTTCAATGGATCTGGACGAACAAGAACTCAAGAGTAAGTTTCGAGTCGATGTCGCTCAGCTCGATCGCTTTGATCGACTCGCGCGAGACGCCCATGCTCAGCCTTGGTGGCAAGCTATCGTTAAGGCCATCCAGGAGCGTCGCATGATGTTCGTTACTCTTCTCTGTGATGGGAAGCAGGAACAACGAGAGGAAGATCGCCTTCGTGGTCAGATCGCTGAGCTAAACTTTCTACTGTTTCTAAACGACAGAGCTCGTGAACTCGTCGAAGACGAGCATAGTGAGCGGAGGGAGCATCATGGCTGACAAGACGGGCCTACCGCCGAAGGACCGTACCTCTGGTGTGATTGAAGTCACCGAGGACGCATTTCAAGAGATGATGCGTAGCGGTGAGGATTTCGAAACTGGTATTTCGGAAAAGAAAGAGCCTGAGGAGCCTGTAGCTCGTCACGAAGAGCCTACTGTAGTTACAGACGAGCCTACGACAGAGCCTCCTAGCAAGGAACCTGTCGATCGTCAGGCTCTCGACCCAAATGTGCAGCAAGCTCTCGCCCGCATCGACTCCCTAGAGAGGGAGCTCGAGGGGTATCGTAAACCGGCGCGGTCGCGAACACCGGAGCCCTCCGAGTTGGAGGAAGTCATCCCCGGTGTCAGGCTGCCAAAGGACCGTTCGCTCTGGCCCGTCAAGCTCACACCAGACATGGTGGAGAAGGCGGGACTGTCACCTGATGCCACGGACGGTCTCAATATCCTCGCCAACGCCTTGGTGACAACAGTCGTTGGGGATCTGATGCCTCCGTTCGTCCAGAAAGCGATCACGGAGCACATCTCAGAGCGCGACACCTCAGCCCAAGAAGTCGAAGACTTCTTTTCCTCTTACGGGGATTTGAAGGGCATGGAGGACCTCCTCGACGTAGTCGAGCGTCAGATTGGGGCTGAGATTCGTGAAGGTCGTATCGCACGAGCTCGTTCGCGTGAGGAGTATCGTGATCGTCTAGCAGAGCGTACTCGACGTCGCATCTCGTCTCTCAGAGGCATCAGTTACGAGGATTACATGGGACAGGTGAAAGAGCCTGCCTCAAAGCCTGGCACTGTGACTCCAATGGCCCGTGGTAGGTCCAGAGCTGTCTCTACCGGAGGTGGGCGTTCAACAAGTCGCCCAGCCTCAGGGCAGCATAAGGACTTCGACGATACAATCGACTCCCATCTCTCGGGGGAGTAGGAGGGTTAGATGGCTGCTGTACTTGGAATGCGAGGTTCCGGTAACTTCTCGTCGGACGAGCGTCCGAAGAATTGGAGAGAAGCAATTTTGCTTCTCTTCCCAAACGGTGAAGCTCCTCTGACTGCGGTCCTCTCCATGCTGAAGTCAGAGATCACGACCGATCCTGAGTACAACTGGTGGGAAAAGCGACTCCCAACCCAACGCTTTCAAGTCAATGGGTCCCATGCGGCGGCCGCTACGACCATCACCGTGACGAGCGGCGCCAAGGACTGTGTCAAAGGCACCATTCTCCTGAACGAGCGCTTGAACGAGATCGCCAAGGTCGTCGCCGATCCATCCAGCGACACCGAGGTTGAGGTTTCTCGTTCCTACGGAACGGTGGCCGCAGCTACGTGGAACACCGCAGATTGGCTGATCGTCATCGGTAACGTGAATCCGGAAGGCGCGAAGCCTCCGACCAGCCGTTCCTACGCTCCTACGAAGAAGTCGAACTACACCGAGATCTTCCGGACAAGCCTCTCACTCACTCGTACCGCGAGACGTACGAAGTTGCGTTGGGACAACACAGGTCCCTACCGTGAGGCTCGTCGCGAAGCCCTCTCGCTTCACTCCATCGAGATGGAAAAGGCTTTCATCTGGGGAGAGGCCGTGGAGGGTACTGGCGACAACGGATTCCCAGAGCGAATGACAGGGGGCCTTCTGTCGTTCCTCACGACGAACAAGGGAACCACGGCGGGGGGTTCGACGGGCACAGGGACTTCCTTCAACGTCAACGGGACGCTGGATGAGGACACTCTCGACGCCCTCATGGAAGACCTCTTCCGTTACGGTAGCAACGAGAAGCTTGCTCTCTGTGGCTCAACCTTCCTTCGAGCCATCACAACGCTCGCAAAGCGCAACGGCACGCTTCAGATGACTCCACGTACCGAATCTTACGGGATGAAGATCGTGGAGTACGTCAGTGCCTTCGGATCTCTGATGATGAAGAACCACCCCCTCTTCTCGCAGCATACTGTGTGGCGCAGGAACTGCCTTGTCATCGATCCTAAGAACGTAAGCTCGCGTTACGTCGATGACACGATGTTCATCAAGGGGCGGCAGGAGGCCGGTGAGGATGCGTCGAAGGACGAGTTCCTTGGGGAGCTTGGCATGGAAGTCAACATGGAAGAGACTCACGGATTCATCGAGGGAGTCACAGGCGCTCTGATCGCCTAGGGAGGGGCTAATGCCTGATGGCGAGCGGTATCACGACGCAAGCGATGAGCAGAAGCGCATCATCAAAGCGATGGGGCGCTCCGGCTCTATGAAAGATGACATGGACGAGATGGAGTCGGACGACTCTCGACTTCATCGCAATGCGGGGGGCGACGCCCCTCGAAGGGGGAGGTAACGTGCCGACGGCAGACGGGAAAGGCCTTTCGATCCCGAAGGAGAAAAGCCAGAACGCCTCAGTCGATGTTCAGGCTCACACTGGCGGGCCGGGTGGTGAGTCCAGCCGAGGCTCACAGGTTCGTATCACTGGACCGAACTCGGCCAAGGGTGGCAAGAAGTAAATGCCACGAAAGGCTCCCGTGACGAAGAAGAAAGCCAAGAAGATTCTTCGTCACGGGAGTATTCGTGGTGAGCAACTTTCTACGAAGCAGAAAGGTATGTTTGGGGCTATCGCAGGGGGTAATTACAAAGGTCCCGTAGACAAACCGATTTTCTCTGGGGGAGACTGAGATGAAAGTTTTAGTCGCGATCATAGTAATTCTATTTTCGACCATCTCGGTTGCGGAAGCCCAGAGAGCCGTCGTCACTCATACTACTGTGTCTTGCGCTGCTACGACTACTGTAGTTGTAGCCGCAAATAATGACAGAAATTTCTTAATCTTGCAGAATGACTCTACGGAGGATATTTATATTAAGTTTGGGGCTGATGCTGTTTTGAACGCGGGGGTTAAGATCGGAGCTAGTGGTGGGTCTTTGTTGTTAGATTATAAGTTTTCTGCCCAAGCTGTCAACTGTATTAGTACATCTGGAAGCATGAATCTACTAGTGTCAGAGGGGGTCGTTCGATGAAACATCCTCGCATTTCGACTGCTTTACTAATACTTGTATTCCTCGGTACGGTGGGCGGCATTCTAACTCAAGGAACAACTTTATCTGAACTTACGATCACAAACGGTCCCCTTCTCCTCCCCGACGGCACGGCGACGGCGCCGAGTCTGGCGCGCGCCAGTCAGATAGGCACCGGGTTGTCGTTCGGTTCTGAACTCATCAATTTCAACCTGGGTCAAGGCACGCATTCCGCACGAATCACCTCGTCGGCGCTCATCCTCGCCAAAGACTACGCGCTCCGGTGGACCAACACGTCGAACGACGCGAATGCCACCGCGGACACCTACCTCTCCCGCTCCGCCGCCGGTATCCTCAAGGTTACGACGGATGGCACGACGCTGGGGACGCTGAACGCGGCCACCATAAATGTTCTCGCGGGGGCAAGCTCGTCGGGAACGACTCGTGTCGGTGGGGCGGTCAACGCGAATGTCACATCTGTCGGCAACGTCGGTGCTGGTGAGGACACGCTCATGTCCTATACCCTGCCGGCGAACGCAATGGACGCGAACGGGCGCGGCGTGCGGGTTACAGCCTGGGGGTCGACGGCGAACAACGCGAACGCCAAGACGCTGAAGCTGTACTTCGGGGCGGCCGTTCTCGGCTCCATCGCGTCGACAGCGAACCAAGCAAGCTCA